ACCGCTTCGACAGCATTGACGCGGGCCATCCAGCCGCGCCCGAAAACCTTGAACGTGTGCAGGCCGCGCATGAAGTTGCGGCGCGAGGCGCAATAGGCGTGAACCAGTTGAGCAACGTCGACCCGAGCCAGCGTGGTCAGGGTCCGAACGCCGATGGTGCCATCGGGCGGCAGCCCCAGCAGGTGTTGCAAAGTGGTGATGGCGCGATGGTTGCCGGAGTTGACGGCATAGTCGAAAAGCACCATGGCCACCGGTCCCGGCATTTCATCGCCGTGGATCGGAACCCAATAGTTCGTTTCATAAATGGACGTGGCTTCGGCGCGGGTCAGGGCCATAACATCGGCCTTCGAGACCGGATGGCCGCGATGCTGCTCCAACGTTTTGAGCGTGATGCCCATATTGGTCGCGCCACCGGGGTCGAACTTGTTGTCGACGTATCCGCCCTCGAATTTAAGGGTCACCGCGAGCGTTTTGAGGAAATTTTGGGACACCGGATGCGCCTGACTTGACGTTTCGTTCGTCAAAAACCTAGGCTGGGGGGCGTCCCACATTGCCGGTGACACCTGTCACCGTGCTGCTTTTAAGCTGGTTTAAAGGGATTTTAGAACAAGCTGCCTTGGCGGCTGTCACGCTGGGCGCGCTCTTTTTGCCGCCAGCGGCGGGCAGAGCGCAAATGCACGCCGAGTTGGCGCGCCGCATCCTCCACCGAACATCCGTCGGCTGTCAATTCCCGAAACTTACGGCGGGCCTGCCCATACATATTGCGCGGCCCGAGCGGGATCAGCAGTTCCGCGCCGCCTGCGCCGGTGCGATAATGGTCGCAAATTTTCTTGGCACTTTCAAAGCCGACGAGATCGGTCAACCAGTGGCCGTGGCGGGCATGAGCGGGAAACACCGCGCGCGCGCCGCCCCTGTTTTCAGCGACTTTCAACGCAGCATCAAGGCCCGCCACCTCGGCGATATCGGCCAATACTCCCGGAAGAAAGTCGAATTTGTTCATGCGCTGTCGCCTCGTTTTGCCGCTGCCTGCTTTGCCAGCGTTGCCCGCAGGCGCGCGCCCATGAGAGCTGCCAGCCGGTCGTAATCGGCAAGCTCGTAGTGGAAAAAGCCAGCCGGGAGCCGATCCCGCCGGTTGCCATAGCCGTATGCCTCAAAGTCGGAGAAACTAAACTTTCCGTCGCGCAAGAACGGCTCGAATGCGCCCACGGCGATCATCTTGGTGCCGATCGCGCGGATGACTTCCTTTTTGATCTCGACACCGTCGAGGCCACCCGATGGCCAGACCACGCCGCCGTCCCGCGCCAGCCACTTTTTGAGGGCTTCAATCGCCCGTTTTGCGGCGTCCGGATCAGTCAGAAACCGCGTGTGGCTGATTTTGGTCTGCCGTTCGACGAATTTCAGAAGCGCCATATCGTCCTTTGACCAGACAATGCCGAGGTTCCAGCCGGTCAGCCAGAGGGCTTTCAGGATCGGCGCATATTTGCCGGTCGCGGTCTGGGCAGCCGAGCGGCCACCCCGACGCTTGAGGTCATCAATCAGAGTTTTGGCCTGATCGTCGCTGAGGTCTTTTGATGAGACGACCCGATATTTTGTCTTTAGCAGGCCGCGATAGGCGTCATCGTCCATGCCCTCCACCTGACGGCGCAGGGTATGGATCATTTTGAGTTGGGCGGGATTTGTCATGTCACCACTCCCGCATAAACTGCTCCAGCGCTTCGTCGCGCTGGATTTCGATATCGGTTTTCACGCGGTCGTTCGTGGTAAACCGCCGCCACAGGAAGCCGGTGAACCCGCTCAAAATGGCGCAAACGATCGCGCCGAGGGCTCCAAACCAACCGGGCAAGACGAAGAACGCAAGCAAAGCCGCGAGGCCGTATGTGCCTGAGGCCAGCAGAAGGGGGCCGTGGTTCATGACCGCCTCCATGATTTTGGCTGGGTGTATTCCCCCATTTTGCAGGGGAGAATGGCGTCGTTCGGCACAGTCTTGGTGTAATTGGTCGGCTTGCCGTCCGTGCCAACCATGCGAATGACGGCCTGTTCCCCTTCAAACCGAACCAGTTCAGCGGGGTGACTGACTTTTTCTTGGTCGACGTAGATAATGCGGTTTGTGCCGTTGGCCATCACGCGCCCTCCCGTAAGACGGACACGACTTCCGCAATATCCAGACAAATGTGATTTGCCATGAGAGCCATCAATTCAGGCTCTTCACCATCCTGCGTGAGAATAATCAGTCGTTTGCCGCGACCGGCAAACCACCCAGCCTCAAGGTGAGCAGAGCGGCCGCATGGGTGCAGCAAAACGCAAGTGTCTGCCCACTCCATGCCACGAAAGTCATTCAAATATCCGCGTGAGGCGATCGGGTGGGTAGTCAAATATTCCCGATATTGGCGCGCAGTCCAGTTCTTCCAATCGGCGTCGATCTCGGACCAGGCGAAGCCTTTTACGCCGTTTGGCGGGCTTTTAAAGTCGTAGACTTCATGACCGGCTCCCCGCAAGTAGTTGAGGACATACTCTTGATAGGGGTTGCGCCAAGAGGAGGCGAGATAAATCCTGCTCATGCCTTCCCCCCGTCCAGTTCGACCTCGAACGGTTTGACGACAAACTGCTCGCCAGCGGAGCCAATGGTGACGCCCTTGAGCAGGCGCGCCTTGTCAGCGTCGGCCAGCATGGCTTCCTTGTTGATCTCGGTTTTGACGCGAGCGAAGGCGGTCAGACCGAGTTTTTCAATCTGCGCCAGCACGTTTTCTGCGTCACGGATGGTCACTTTCGGCGGAAGGTTGCGCCATTCGACCTCCCCAGTGCCGAGGTTAGCGCTTTTCACCTTGCCGCCGGTGAGGGCTTCGCGGTTCGCCGCGCACCACAATTGCAGCCCGTCGGTCAGTTCGCGCGCCCGCTCCGCCATCGGCGTAGCCTGCTTTTCAAAGCGTTCCTTGGTCGCCGCAATCTTGTCGTTCATGTCGGCTTCAATGCGGCCGACCGAGCGATTCAATTCGCCGATCAATTTGATAAATTCTGCCGCATCATTGCGATTTTGCGGCACCGGAAAACTCGACGCCGAGGTTTTTGAACGCGTGGGTGATTTGGCCATTTGCGGCCTCCTTTTGGGTAAATGCGGTTTGGGTAAGTGCGAATTTCAGGACGGCTTTTGCATCGCGGAGTTCGGCCCGTTTGAGGGCTTCAAAGACCGTGTATTTGGCCGTGGCCAGTTCGAGTTCAGCCAGTTGCACGGCCATTGCGCAGCGCTCGATTTGCTCAAGCCGCTCAATGATGGTTTCGGCGGTCTCCAACTGGCTGCGCGTATCGATCAGCGCGCGGGCTATGGCTTCGGTTTGCTCGACGCTGACCGAGGTCGCGAAGCGCGGTTCGGTCAGCACCAAGCTGGCGATAGCCGCGGCATCCGGTTCCTTGGCGGGCCGCGCCAATTTGGCCACGATCAGGCGCGGGATTAGCTCGCGCGCCAAATCGACCTGTGCGGAAAACTCGGCACTGGCGGCTAGATGTTCAGCTGCGCGCCGACGGGCATGCAGGATCGTCGAATGATCCCGCCCGCCCAGGTGCAGGCCGATGGCGACCGAACTGTGATCGGTCAGTTCATAGGCCAGCAGAATGAACGCCCAACGCGCCTGCACATTGGTTTCAACACGCCGGTGCGCCAGCAACTCGTATTTCGGGAGGCCGAAAACGTCCGCGCAGGTCTGCGTGATCACGGAGAGGGGAACTTTGCCGGACATCAGGCGGCGGTCCCATCAGCGGCGATCTTGTCGGCGTAAAGGCTGCGCGGGTGCAGCACCACTTTGCCTGAAAGCAATCCCTCGACGGTGGCCTCGTCCTGTTCGCGGCTCGGCTCTTCGTCGGGATCAATGAACCGGCGACCGCGCCGCAGATCGGCAACATAACGCTCCATATCGGCGGCACAGGCGCGGGCCTCAACGGCAGTTGCTTGCGAGCGGCCCTGTTCGAGGACGTGGGCCATTGCGGCATAATAGCCGAGACCTTCGAGCAATGTTTCCACTGCCTTCGGGGCCAGCATGACGCCGGTGTCCCGATAGGTTTTGAGGCTGTTTTTCATTTCGGTCAGGCATTCAGAAAGGGCGAGCGGGCTCTTATTCAGCATGGGAACGATCCTTCATCTGGCGATTGTGGGTGCAGGTTTTGCAGGCATGAAACAGCCGCGTGCGCAGGGCGGACGTGGCGGCAAAGGGTTTTTTCTGTTCGTCAAGGCAGCGATCGCGGCCGATCTCTCCGATCACAGGGCATTCGATGGTTGCGCCCATCAGTGCGCCCCTGACTTTCTGTTCGACCGCCCCCATGTCCCCTTGGTAGGAGTTGCGCAGCACCGAGGAGATCGCCCCGCCGGAATAGCCGATCCGGGCAGCCGCAGCCGTTTGCGTGGTGCGATTGGCCTCTTCGGCCAAGATCAAAATCCAGTCGGGCACGGTGCCCCAAGACGCTGTGGCAATCACGGCGAAGTCAGGCTTGCCCTTTGAAGGCCCTTTTAAAGCGGGGTTAAGGTTAACCGGCTGGGTCATGCCGCGACCTCCATGGCGAAGGCGAAGAACACGTCGCGGTTCCGGTCAAACACGCCGTTTTTCCGGACTATCGGAGCGAAAGGGCCGCTATTTGCCGATGGTTTCAGGCGCATGATGCCGGCCGACTTTGCGCCGACGAACCGGATCATATCGATACGGGCGAGCACCGAGACATAGTGCTTGGCCATATTCACGCTGATCGGAATTTCATCTGTTGATGCAACCGCTGCCAATTCGGCCAGCGAAAACGTCGATAGAACTCGCATCGTGGTCCACAGCTGATCCCTAGCGCGGGCACGGTCACTGTGATCCATTTGCATGCGCGGAATGGCCGGAGCCTTCGCATCGGCGCTCAGTAAATGAAAGGCGAACCGATGATGGCTGTGAGCGTCTTTGCCCAGATAGAGACCCTTCAAATGGCCCAATTTAACCAACGCGTTCAGCCACGTATGGAGTGCCACGACTGGAGACTGCGGCACATGAGCGATGATGGCGTCAGCCGTAAAATTGCCTAAGCTGCCCAGGTGCCGAATGGCATCCCATTCAGCCTGCCAGTTTCGTTTCGAGATGTTCATGCCCCCCTCCGCTGGTTTGCATGACGGCGAGCCGGAGGCGTGCCTGTGTAGAGATCGGCGTCATAGCCATCGACAGACTTGCAGCCCTTGTTGCGGGCCCATTCGGCAATGCGAGAGAGATTGACGACGATACGGCGGGCGCGGCCGTCGCTCTCCCTGCGGACTTTGTCCAAGAATTCGTCATGAACCCCGAGGCCACCGAGAAAAATCGCCGCCAGCTTTCGTGTGTCTTCGAGATCGCAGGGCTGCGCCGCAGTCCATTCAAGCACGCGGTTATGCGTGCGCTCGGAAGCGATCAACTTGCCCGGCAGTTGCTCCTCCCCAATCAACACGATTGGCGCCTGACTGTGCTCGTGCAGCTCGCGCACCAATTCGATCATGTTTTTGGTGACGAGCCGGTCAGCTTCATCGATCATCAGGGGCCGGTTGGGCTCTTCGCCCAAGATCATGATGGCCTGTTCGGCCAGATTGGCCACGGTGCCGCGAGGCTCCTGGACTCCGCCCTCCCGCAGGATCGCCTTGAGGAAGGAGGCGCGTGTCCAGCTATCGCCAACCTCGACGCGGATTGCCCGCGTCTTATTTTGCGCATAGATCGAGGCATAGGATTTGCCATAGCCTGAGGGGCCGTGGAATACGCCGAGTCCGGGCAAATGCGGCCCTCGGGTTTGCAATCTGGTCACCAGACCCATGCAGGCCGCGACATTTTTGAGTGCGGCCAAACTCTGGGGCTTGACGGGAGACGGTTCATTCGACATTTTGTCACTCTCTTGTTTGGTATCCGAAGCTCTGGCGGCAACCAGAGCTTCAATTTTTTACGCAACGCGCGGGC